TCCTTGGAATCCTTGGAATCCTTGGAATCCCCTGTCGCCATCGTCTCCCTTGAGGCCTTGTCTTCCTTGGAATCCTTGGAATCCTTGGAATCCCCTGTCGCCATCATCTCCCTTGAGGCCTTGTCTTCCTTGGAATCCTTGGAATCCTTGAGGGCCAATAACATTTCCAAGATTTATGTTAAACGAGCTGTTTCCTTGTTGAAGTGTTAGATTTAGATCTCCATCTGCAATAAAGGCGCTAACAAATCCAAAACCTTGATTTCCTTGGTTTCCCTGATTTCCCTCGTCTCCCTTGAGTCCTTGTCTTCCTTGGAATCCTTGGTTTCCCTGATTTCCCTCGTCTCCCTTGAGTCCTTGTCTTCCTTGGTTTCCCTGATTTCCCTGATTTCCCTCGTCTCCCTTGAGTCCTTGTCTTCCTTGGTTTCCCTGATTTCCCTGATTTCCCTCGTCTCCCTTGAGTCCTTGTCTTCCTTGGAATCCCTGATCACCAATTCCAACAACTCCTTGTGGACCAGTAATACTAAATACATTAACCATGACCCACTGAGAACTATCTTCATCCGTGATCCAAGTAAATTCGGTTCCAAATTCAGTGTTAAACCATTTAGAACCATCCGTGACCCCATCTGATTCTTTTGGTGCTGTCGGGCCTATGAAATAATTTCCGAAACCACCACCACCACCGAGTGTCAGTTCTCTCCAGTGTTCATCCCCTATTCCACCGAAGAGGTGATAGTATTTTTCGGTATCCTCGGCATAAACAATCATTCCCTCTTCGCGTCTTTGATTACTAATAGTAACCAAATCTGCTGACAATCCAATTGTTCTCAATCCACCTAAACCATATTTTGGGTTTGTTACTGGGTATAAATCTCCCTCGTCGGTGGGAGACACGAAACCTATGAATGGGACGCCGCCAGTGATTGATGCCATAAAAAATCCAATTCCATTTACAAGTTATAATACATTATTTATTCCGCTACTCTTATTCTTCTGGAAGCAGTAAAGGCAAAAACTGTTTTATAAACGTCGAACTCTATCGTCAAACCATATTCATTTATAGAAACAGAAGTTGTTTGTTTTTCCACGGGAATAGATTGAGTTGTATTTGGGTTTGTTATGTCTGTAAATGAAGCATTGAATGAATATTGGGGGTATTCGGGTATCTCTACGCCATTGACCGATTTTGGCACTACCCAATACAAATATTCATTTGCAGATTCTTCGTATGTTCTAGTTATTCCCGATTTCATTTGGTTTTTTGTGTAGATGGTGTATTTAGTCAACGATGACAAATCACTTCCGCTCAATGGTTCTGTTGGCAATTTTCCAGTAAATAGAGGATAATTCCATCTCAGAGATTCTGTTGCAGTTTCACTCGAACCGTCGTTTCCAGTGAGTGATATGGTAAAGGTCAGGTCTCCCTCAGAATTGAGAGAATATGCTGGGTGGTTTATATCGACATTGTTTTCCGACACCCCCTCGATATAAGACAGTGGGAAGTCACTTATCAAAACATTCGAGTCTTGTCTTATCACTATTGAGTTGGGTTGGGCTTGTTCTATGTCGTTTATAGTCCAATTTGCTTCATATGTCCCCGCAATAGTTGGTTGGCCTATTTGATAAGGCCCTAGAGGTATTCCCATAGAGAAAGAATCAAATCCAAGGAATTTTGGATAAAGAATCGACTTGAGTATTTCTACCGAAGATGTTCCTATAGAAAATGTGCTTCCAACAGGAACTCCTTCTAAATTTGTTGCTGTGGTTGGATCTTCTGTGTCCCAATATACGTCTCCGAATATTATTTGTGCAGTAGCACCATCAGGACCAGTTATGGCGGGAGTGCCACCATCTACAGCATCATCTTCTTCAAATTCAAAACTGTCGGGAATGTCTACTGCAAACGGCTCGGGTATATCCAATACATCGTTGAAGGTATCAACTATTTCATATGGGATCGTGGTTTCTGCACTTATTGGTGCATAAACGATTTCATCGGGGGGTAGTATTGTTTTCTTTACTATCTTCATTTTATGCTAAACTTATTATGTCATCATTTTCCGTTAAATCAACCGCATTTACCAATCCCCTATTGCCAGTTCTAACTTTCCTGTCCTCGTCGGTGGTTATGGTTCTTCCGTCGTCCAATTCCAAAACGACTTTCCTCTTTGGTTTGGTGGTTGTGATCTGTGCAGGAGCTGATTTGTTAGTATTTAGACCTAATGAAAACCCAACAGAACCGAGAGAGAATCCGACTCCGGGGTTCAAACTGACTTTTGGTGCCAACAAAGTCATTAGTCCTCCGCTGACTACAGTATAAGAACCCCCAACAAAATGTGTGAAGCTTCCTCCGGTCTGCATTCTTACATTGCCGGCAGTTTGAATCGTTGAACTCCCTCCGACTTTTGCTGTCAGACTTCCCGAAACAAATACTCTTGCATTTCCACCTATCTGAACATCCACATTTCTTCCACTCGCGATTTTTATGTCATTTCCGACATTTACCGTGGAATTGCCGTAGACAGAGACGTGATTGTTTTTTCGCACTATCATGTAATCGTCGCCGATTATCTTTTCAACTTTACTTCCATCGGGATGTATTTCTTCAAATGTTCCTGACTTGTGGTATTTGTGTAATCTTTCATAGTTTGGGGTGTCGTCCACTTCAAAAACATGACCAGACTCAGATTCGTATACATGATTTTTCGGGTATGTCGCATTGTATGGTGTGCGTGGTTCGCTCCAACTACCGCCCAATGCTGTTGGATTTCTACTGTCGAGATCGTTTCTCTTTTTCTCGACTATGGTGTTTCCAATGTCTTCATTTCTCGCCAATTTGTTTACATCGGGTTCATCTATATAAGTGTTTTTTGGTAGTTTTCCTGAAGGATCGTTGAACCCCAAACTCTTGTTCTTGGAAGTTATTCCTTCGAGTTTGTTTATTCCACCGTAAGTTCCCAATATCATCGGTTGTTGACAACTTTCTCCGTCCCTGAAGAATCCAAGAACCCAAGTGCCGGGGAGGATTCCCGTTGGAGAAAGTCCTAGACCACTCGCAGACGAACTGTTCGACGGCATGATGGGAGTTGCCCACGGGAGAGAATCGGTCGGTATTTCTTTCTTGTCGTGAGTGTGTATTCCGAATATTCTGACACGACACCTACCCAATTTCAGTGGATCATTGACATCTTCAACAAAACCATGCCACCAAACCAAGTTGGTATTGATTCCCGTGTTGTTTTGATTTTCATTCATGGTCTTAGTGTTACCTTGTCTGCGATAGGCTCTTCATATGAATCTCTCATCAATTCCATTGCCATGTGGTATCCGTCCAATCTTGTGAGATGGTGACTGAGTGATGTTACTATGTATTTACCTGAAATTGTGCCGTCTAGTAATTTCGATCTATCTTTTGTGGGGAGAAATTCGGGTGCGGGTATCTCCAGTTTTATCACATCGCCCAACTTTCTAGAAGAATCACCCATTACTTCTATTTTCATGACTTTTGCGTTATTCCTAAGCAATTGAGATCTTCTTTTTTGTGTGTGGAACGGGTCATATTGTTGCTTTACTGAATCGAAAGCATAAGAAGATTTTTGTTTGTATTCTATATGATTTTGGGGATTTACACCTAAAGTATATACTGATGGTGCTATTGGATTTTCTGATAGTTTTATGACATTCCCATCTCTAAAATCTAAATCATATAAAAAATCTTTTGACTGGACGGTCTTAAAGGTTGTGTCGTGGACAAAAGTTCGCGAAGCAAAAACACCTTCCATTTCCATTTCACTTTTGTTGTTTCCATTGAGGACTTCAAAATATGAAAGTATTTTTCTTCTAGAAATTTCTGGATTTTGATTGAACTCTTCCAAAACAGGCTCTGGGTCTTGTTTGTAGATCGCTTTGATTCCTTTGCTCTTGAAATATCCCAAGGGAACAAGAAAAAATCCATCCATACTCTCAAAAAATAAATAATCAATATTACCATAATATTCCATTTTCGAAGATATCCAATTCAAAGTTTGAAATGGTGTCCAATTTGGAATTACTAGCGAAGTGTTGGGCAGAGTGTCTTTCAATATGGTAAACTTTGTATTTTTTCCTGTTTTTCGAGTTAGATAATCATCGAATATTTTTCTTGCTATTTGATGCCATCTTTGGTTTTTAAAACTTTTTGATATTTTTTTGGAATGATCCATGCCATGTTGAACGGAAGAGAATTGAAGGACTATTATCAACTCATTTTTTTGAGCAATTCTTTCTTTCATGGATATGTCATAGATCTTGAATTTTTTGGAAATTTCTTCGGAAGAAGGTGTTTTGAAAACAATTTCCAAAAATTCCCTTCCGATCAAAGGCATGTTTCTGATGATGTTGTTATTATCAAAAAGTGTTATCGATCCAGTTATAACATTTTGAAACACACTTTCGTATATTTCTATGTTTGCCCACAAGTTACTACAATCCAATCTTACCTTTGCGTGGTTGGTAAGATTGACTCTTAGTATATGGGCGTCATTGCCGGATTTTGCTTTGTCTTGGATTATTTCAGACATTTAGTGAATCTCTCTGTTTTATGCTGAGAATATTTCTGTGAAGGATTTCATGACTTGCTCGACCATTTCTGGCCTAGGAACCAAAATATTTCTTTTTGATTCGTTCAAAGTTAACTCATATTCTTCATTGGTTGTGTAGAAACTAGCCGAGAGATATTCTCCATCGGTATTTTTTATGGTATACACATCCACGAAAGATTCTTCCAAGGAATTGCCAAAACTTCCTATGTTTATGGATTCTGAGTTGAATGGGTGAACAAAGTGTGCGTATGGGTTGGAAGAGTATTCACTTGAACCATCCGAAAACACTTGATTCGGGTCTCTATACTCATCGTTGTAAACGAATTGATTCGCGGAATATCTTCTTTCGTTTATGATTCTTGTCACTGGAACACGAATACATCTAGGTTCTCCGTAATTGTCAACCTCATATACGAGATAATTTTGTGTCGAGTCCGAAAAATTCAAGTTCCAATTCTTCTTCTCCAACACAACTTCATAAAAATCTGAATTTATTTCCAATATGGTTGTGTCATAAACCTCCCCATCAACTATTACCTTTACTGGATCGCCCTCTCTTATGTTGAGGAGAAATAAATTTTCTATTGCTATTGGTTCAAAATCATTTTCTATCTGTGATTGTGTCAAGTCCTTTAAGTTGAACCCATCCAATATTCTATAAAGATAGGCTATTGAAAAGTCGGTGGAATTGTCTTCGTCTTTTCGTGGTTTCCATATATCGGGAGTGTAGAAGCTGGCACCAGCGTATTTTTCGTCAATGTATCTGTTCAAGTCAAAATTTGACATAGGCCAGGATTCATAAGGATTTATCATGTCATTAGCAAGATAAAAGATCCAATGTAAATCTGGCCTTTCATACAGCCTGTGAGATAGGGTGTCGGGCCTTTCCCCATCAAAAACTGTATAATTTGTGAAGTTGGTTTTATAGCGTTTCACATAATTGATCAATTTGACTCTACTTGTTATATTGATAGCTAATTTTTCTTGGGATTTTTCATCGGAGTTGTAAAATGAGTAATTTACTGCTGGGAAATTTGAAAAATACATATTAATATCCTTGTTGTATTCTTTCTTGTGTCAACAATTCCAATTCCGTGAACTCTAGACTCAATTTTAGAGTGTTTGCGGGAGAACCGAAAAAAGAAGATTGGGGACTAAATGGTTCACTGGTTGCCAAAAAATCTCTGAAAAAACTCAGATCTTCACCACCATAAGTCACTTCACATTTTGTACACCCACAGAGAGCAATTCTAAAAAGAAAATCATTCAATTCGGATCGGGTGTAAAATCCTATCTTGAACTGCGCTGGATAATTCAAATACATACCACCTTCTGTTCTAGAAGGATGTGCGTATTTTTTGAAAGCATATACTATGGAATATATTCTCAGAGCGTCTTCTCTGCTTCTCGGGGAGAGTTCCCACTCAAAACTGAAAGACCTTCTTGTGACTCCCTTGAATGTTTGTTCTTTGTATTTGTTCGGTGCTTGTCCTCTTCTCATGTTAGCTGCGTCTACCAAATTTACACTATCGGAACCAAAAATATTAGACAAGCTGTCTATGACACCCGAAGGTATGGAAGTTACTTTTCTAAGAAGTTCTTTTGTTGTCGCGTCAACCTCGTTTCCGTCAGCCATACTAGTTATAGCGTTTTTCGCAGCGATTAGGTTCATCAGTCCAGTATAGTCAACATCCTCATATTCAAATCCGTAATTGGTATTTAACTGCGCTGGCATTGGAAGAGCTATAGAGACATTCAATCTTTTTGGGTTTGCTGCGAATCCCAATGAAGCGGCGTTGTAAGATATTATTCCCCTTCCTTCTTTTGCTCTTTTTAGGAGTGCCGGGTCTGTGTTGACTATCAATGGAGCGATAGTATTTTCCACTACAGCATCTGCAACTTCTTCTACGAGTTCGTCCGCAACTTCAACGTCTACATTTTCCTCTAAACTCTTACTCCCATCACTGAAAACTTTTTCGACTCCTTCGGAAGAAGCTTTTTCTGCGGATTCTATAAAAGGATCTTTTTTCTCTGTTTTGTTTTGTTTCACAGATAAGGATTGGCCTATTACCTCATATATGTCAAAGAGAACATAATTTTGAAGTTCTGCGTCATATCCCAAGTTTGGTGGATATTGGAGAAGACCACCACTATTTTTTATGTATCTCTCCCAAGACTCAGCAGAGAGAAAATCACCCGCCAAGTTCACAACTCCTTCGTTGGTTAGTTTTGATATCCAAGCTCTTTCTTGTGAGTCTATGATTTCTGCCATTGAATCTCCAATTTTTTCTTTATAAATATATTTATATCATGAGCTACAAGGGAATCTATAAAGTAAAAGACCCCTCCAAATACAGGGGAGACTACAAAAACTGTGTTTTTCGCTCCCTTTGGGAAAGAAAGTTCATGAAATATTGTGACGAGAACAAAAATGTTCTCAGTTGGTCGTCGGAAGAGGTCAGAATACCATACAGATCTCCATTGGACGGGAAAATTCACTACTACTTCGTCGATTTTTGGATGAGGGTGAAAACCACTGGTGGTTTGGTGAAAACCTACTTGGTGGAAATAAAACCCGAAAAGCAGACCAAACCCCCTGTGCTGGAAGAAAACAAAAAAATGACTCCATCAAAGATCAAGCAAATAAAAACTTATGCTTTGAACTGTGAAAAGTGGAAGGCGGCGAGGAATTATTCCAAGGAAAAGGGGTGGGAGTTTGTCATTCTCACCGAAAAACACCTATTTGGAAAATAAATTCAAATGTCTATCCTAGAAGAACTGATAGAATCCGCAAACAAGAATAACATTAGTTATCTGTCCGATGTTTCATCCAATTGGTTCTACTCGCGGATAAATTCCATGGCGGAATCGAGTAGAAGGGAATTGAAGGATGAAATAATAAGTTATGAAAAAAATCCTCTTCTCAAGGAAGGGATGTTTTATCACTTTGACTATTATCCACTGGCAAGAGGCGATAGGATTTTTGAATCTTACGATAGGAAACCTCTCATCCTGCTGCTTAAAGTCAAAGAGGGGATAATTCACGGACTAAACATAAACTACTTGCCTGTCAACAAAAGAGTCCCCTTTATGAATAAAGTCTATAGATATTTGGTTGGGGATGTCGGAGGAAGTATTTTTGAGAATAGGATTGCTTTGACCTACCCCATTATGACAAAAAATAAGACTTTCATAGAACATAAAGTCATATATAGAAAATATTTCATAAATAGAATTAAAAACATGAGAATAATACCTTTGAAATACATGAAAATACTCTCCGTCATGGAAAATTCTAGGTTTCCCACTTCGGAAAACACCATATATTCTGATGTCCTTTCGAGAATGAGGGAAGAGAGAATAAAACAAACTAGGAAAGAAAGAAAAACGATATGACAGAGATATTCGAGGGATTCTTAAATCGAGTCAGAAAAAACGGTTTGGCGAGAACTCACAATTTTTTTGTGCGTGTGGATATGGGGACCGCTAGACCCCCGTTTGTTCAGAATACAGGTAGGTTTTTTCCCTCCGACCAAGGAGCAAGTCAAAACAATTTGTTTACCACCGAAAGATTAAAATCGTTATCTTTCATGTGTAATAAAACTGCTTTGCCCGATAGAGAAATAACCACCTTGGACTTCACTGTTAAGCCAGGCGTAACACAAAAAATAGCATCTTATCAGCCATTTGGTCAAACCTTACCAATGACTTTCTACTGTTCGCCAGACCTGAGTGAAAAAAGATTTTTTGAAAATTGGATGAACTTGGTCGTAAATCCCATAAGCAGAAATGCGAATTACTACGACGAATATGCTAAATTTAATACTATAACTGTATTTGTTTTGCCTAGATCCTTCTCGGGGTCGTTTGTGGATGAAAACACCACAGACGGAATTGGAAATCCATTGTATTATGTAAAGTTTTATGAATGTTATCCGACTAAAATGAATTCCAATGAATTGGCAAATTCAAGTGGAGAAGAATTATTGGAATTGGACATTGAAATCACTTATAAATACTTTAGAACTGTGACCGATATTAATTTCCCTGAAGGACCAGGTCACAATGCTCTTAGCAATTTTTCTGAAGCTGGATCTTTAGATCAGTTATAATATTGAGGAGATTAAACGATGGCATTACCGAAAATTGGGATTCCCTACTACACACTTGAGTTGATATCGGGAAAGAAAATTCAATACAGACCTTTTACCGTCAAGGAAGAAAAGGCTCTTTTGATTGCGAACGAAAGCAAGGACAAGAACGCGGTTTCAAACGCTATTCGAAACACGTTGAATGCTTGTATCTCGCAAGAAGAAGAAAAAATAAAAATAGAGTCTCTACCTATGTTCGACATAGAGTATCTATTCTTGAACATTCGGATGAAGTCTGTCGGGGAAATGAGTGAGTTCAATTACACTTGTGATGAGTGTGATGGATCCCCTGTCGTGAAGACCAAGATTGATCTTCGAAACGTCAAGGTGGAAAACGAGAAGAATGGTGAAAACCAAAAAATAATGTTGACCGATTCTGTCGGAGTCGAACTTCAGTATCCACCCTTCAGCGTATTCCTCGGTAAGAACATGGTTTCCACCACTGGGGAGACAGATCCTTTGATGGCAATCGATATGATTTCCGACTGTATCGTCACGGTATATGACGAAAAACAAGTATATACTAGAAAAGACTTTACGGACAAAGAAATCAAAGACTTCGTGGACTCATTGACACAGGAACAATTGAAGAAGATCAACAATTTCTTCGAAAATATGCCAAAGTTGGTATATGATTTGGAAGTCAACTGTCCCTGTGGAACTGTTTCGAAGAAGAAACTTCAGGGAATCTCCGATTTTTTCTCGTAAGTTTCCTTTATATCGATTTGGAGAGTTATTATAGGTTGAATTTCACCCTAATGCATGACCACAAATTCTCCATAAGTGAAATAGAGGAATTCGTGCCTTGGGAAAGAGATGTATATTTGATTCTTCTCAGGGAATGGATAAAAGAAGAAAAACAGAGAATAGAGGCAGAAAAGAGGAAGTCAAGTGCCTCCTCTAGACCCCCTAGAAGAAGATAATCCATATAAATAAAGAATGAGTTCAAGGCAATACATTTGCCTTGGATTTCATTCTATTCCTACTCGTTTCTAGGACCGAAAAATGGCATTACCGACAATAGGTGGTCAGTCACCTTCTCCCGAACCAGTAAATATGGAAGAAGCTGTAAATCCTGTTGTTCAACAGATGAAGAATTTGGAGAAGATTGCCCAATCTATAAAAAATGATTTGCAAGGAGATACAGACCTGATTGATGCCAATTTGGTCGATGTCCCTTTGTTTAGGAGTATGAATGAACGGGTGGTGATGGAATTGGGTCAACTTCAAAGTATCCAAAAAGGACTTGCTGCTAGATTAGCTTCGGGGGAATTTAGTAGTAAAGAGGAGAGAGAAGCTCTCATAAAAACTGCGAATGACTTATCCAAAACTAGAGATTCCTTGGACAAATTTGCGAAAGAATCTGGAAAAAACAGTCCAATAATAAAAGAAATGACCGCTGGATTGGAGAGTTTTCATGACACACTTCAAGTCATGGCAGATACAGCTGAGTATAGGGAGGTTGTAGCTGCTAGGATCGATGATTTGACGTGGGGTCAATTGAAAGAGGAGTTGAGAATCAACGCAGAAGAAATGAGGATTCTCAATGAAAAACAGAAAGAATTGGATAAACAAAGAGCTTGGTTTGAAAGTGCCAAATCTTCTATGGAACAGACCGAGCAGATAGAAGCGATGAAGGAGTTGGTGAAAGCTCAGAAAGAACTCGATTCTTCTAAGGAACGGGTCAAGGGCCGTGGCGAAAAACTGGCGGAAAAGAGGAAAGAGGGAGTATTTGGTAAATTCTTAAAAGGACTTAAAGATTCTTTTGATAAGGTTGGCGAAGGACTTAGAAATGCTTCTAGGAGCTGGATAACCAAGGTATTTGGTGCTTTGTTGGTATTGGGTCTTTTGATCAAGAAAGGACTCATAAGTCCAAAAACCATTGCCAAAGTTTTAGCTTTTATAGTCAAAGTTTTGATATCGGCTGTGAAAATGGCGATCGGTTTAATATTTACGGGTCTGATGGCGATCATCGACACCATATGGGAATTGTTCAAGGGCGGTGACTACCTAGCAGGATTTATACTAACACTGGGAACAGTCATATTCGGACTCATGGTATTGGGCAAGGCGATAACTCTTGTGACTAGTATTTGGGGTGGTGTTGCCACTGGTCTCAGTTTCCTTAGAACATCGTTGGACATGGTAACAAATGTTTTCAATTCTGAGTTTGTCAAGTCCATGAAGGGAAATCTTCTCGGTGGGGTCAAGAATATGTTTGGGGGTTTGGGTGATTCATTGAAAGGATATTTTGGAAAATTTATGCCCAAGAAGGGAGCTGACGCGGGGGGAATTCCTGGTTTGGGTGGAGCAAAGGAATCCAAAAGTTTCTTGGGCGGACTAGCAGACACATTAAAGAATTTGGGAACAACTGAAGCTTTGAAGGGGGCCTTGGTCATTGCGATACTTGCGACCTCCATATTCATAGTCGCAAAGGCGTTTGAAGCTTTTTCAAAGGTGAGTTGGGGAGGAGTTGCGAAGGGTTTTGTTTCCTTACTAGCTTTAGTTGGTCTTGCTAAATATGTTGAAAGTATGAAAAAAGACATAATAGAAGGAGCAGCGGCGATCGCTCTACTCGGTGTTGCTATGTTGGCCCTCGGATATGGATTGGCTAAATTTTCAGAAGTTTCTGTTGGAGACATTTTTAAAGGATTGGCTGCTCTCACGGCACTGATATTCCTGGCTAGATTAGTCAAAGAACAATCTACTGCTATGATTCAAGGAGCACTAGCAATCGCAATATTGGGTGTTTCCTTGATCCCATTAGCATTCGGGTTGAGTCTGATTAGTGGGGTGGGTTTCGCGCAAATAATAGCATTCACTATCGCTGTTGCGGCTCTTACTAATGTTGCGGTTGGGGCCGGTGCCACATTACAATTAATAGCACTAGGAGCAGCGGCATTTGCTCTTATTGGGTTGGGTGTGTTGCCCTTAGTTTTGGCCTTCAATCTCATGTCTGGAGTTGATGTGGCTTCAGTGGCAGTATTCGCACTCGCTGTTGCTCTATTGACGGGAACTGCTATTCTTGCTGGTTTTGCTTTTGTCCCAATATTATTGGGGGTAGCTGCTTTGGCGATTTTATCTGCCGGAATTGCTGCTTCAATATATCTAATTTCCACCGCTTTGAAAGCTGCTTCGGGAATAGATTTAGCTGTTGTTGGATTATTAGCAGAAGCAATCGGAATCTTGGGGTTGACCGTAATTAAGTTGGTCCCATTTTTACCTCTGATAGTGTTGGGAGCGATTGCTTTGGGAGCTCTCGGCTTAGCGGTTCTTCCATTTGCCTATGCGATGCAAGCATTGAACGGGGTAACGATAGATTTAGCACAAATAGCAAATCTAGATGAAGCAATAAGAATACTCGCTTGGAGAGCGTTCAAAGAAGCTGCTTTTGCTCCTGTGATAATAGTTGGTGCTTTAGCAATTGGTGCTTTGGGTCTAGCGGTTCTTCCATTTGCCTATGCGATGCAAGCATTGAACGGGGTAACGATAGATTTAGCACAAATAGCAAATCTAGATGAAGCAATAAGAATACTCGCTTGGAGAGCGTTCAAAGAATCTGCGTTTATTGGTCCTATTGCTTTGGGATCACTCGCATTTTATATTCTCGGAAATGCTATACAATCATTCGTTCCGTTTCTTGAATTTTTGTCGGGCATATCACTTGACATGAGCACTATATTTTCAGTTGCTGCTGGAATAGGAGTGTTGAGTGCGGTAGCGGCTTTAGCTGGACTTGCTATAGTTCCTATTGCTTTGGGGTCATTGGCACTTTATATTCTCGGAAACGCTATACAATCATTCGTCCCGTTTCTTGAAGTATTGCAAAATGTCCCACAAGAAAATATTCTTGGTTTTGCAAAAGGACTTGCTATTTTGATTGGGACTTTTGTCGCAGCTGGTTTGATGCTACCATTGATTCTTATGGGCAGTCTTTCCATGTGGGCAATGAGTAAAGCATTAAATCCAATTGCACAAGCTTTGGCGACAGTGAGTGGAGCAGTTATAGATATGGAGAAGATAGTTCTTCTCAGCGAAGCAATAAAGATTCTCGCAAGAAGAGCGGCAGACCCCCTAGGGACTTCACAACCAAAACAGAAAAAGAGTGGATTCTTCGGATTTTTATCGAATGTGGCATCTGGTGTTGCCGATTTGGTGACTGGTTCTTTGGATACTGGAAAAATCTTAACAGGAGCAGTTGCAATAAGGCAGGTTGGGATCGCCGTGATACCATTCGCAAAAGCATTACAGATATTGGGTGGAGCTCAAGTAGACGCCCCTATGATCACCGCTTTGTCTTGGGCTATAAGAACGATTTCTTTGGTTTCAGTTTTTGTGGCAAAATTTGAAAAAGAAGCAATAGCAGGATCTAAAGTCCTTTCCCTATTAGCAGAACCCATAAAATCGATTTCATTGGCATTCCAATATCTTTATGGTGCTGATCCCAAAGCAATGGAATCTTTTGCTAGTTCAGTATATGTTCTAGTTTTTTCTGCTATTTTTGCGGGAAATAATCAGAAAAGTATTTACAAAGGTTCTCTAGCGATTTCCTTCTTGTCCCAGCATCTTCGACAATTTTTTGATCTTATGAATGGGTTGAAACTGGATTCCAATTCAGTTAAATCCTTTGTTTATGGTTTGAATTCATTACTGAAAAGTGCTATTATAGCTGGGATATTTTTAAGACCTATTTTATTAGGTTCTCTAGCTTTTTATGTTCTAGGCAAATCAATCAAAGACATGGTTGATATAATGAATGGGTTGAAATTAGATCGTGGTTCCATTGAATCCTTTGTTTATGGTTTGAATTCATTACTGAAAAGTGCTATTATAGCTGGGATACTTTTTGCTCCTATTTTATTGGGTTCTTTCGCTCTCTACCTTCTCGGCAAATCGATTAGAAACATAGCAGAGTCAATGTCTTATATCAAGGGACTCAATAAGTCGGATGTAAATTCGTTCATCTATGGTCTAGACAGTTTATTGAATTTCATCTCTGAGATAGGAGTATTCGGTGGAGCTTATTTAACTTTCCTTATATCCTCAATATCGGGTGGTTTGAAGGAATTGGGTGAATCGCTGATTCCTTTATCCATAGCATTTCAAAATATGAAAGGATTTGACCCGAGTGTTCTTTGGAACATCGCAGATTCTATGGACTATTTCTTACACTCCATGTTGAACTTGAAGTTTGTCGATCCATACTTGTTCACTGATATATTCTATGGAATAATGTCAATAGCACCGGAACTGTTCAATTTCTCGGAAGTGTTGAAGATGTTCAACACCGAAATGGAGAAAACTAATACCGAAACGAGTAAATTTATACAATTGTTTGCGGGACTTGGAAACATAGCAGATCCACTTTACAATCTAGCAGAATCCTTAGCATATCTAGCACAATCTTTGACAAAGGTCAGAGATTCTGTTTCTTCAATGAGTGATGAAGAATTCACTAGGGTGATTAGGGTTGCTTCGTTGATTAGCAGATCGGAAAGAAACGCCTCCGCAGGAAATCAAGCAACGATGTCTAGGCAGATTTCACCTGGTGAAGTTGCTAGATCAGGGAGTTCTGTGAACGGTAGGGAGATGTCCCCTAGGATGAAAGAGATGATGGCTAGACGCGATGAACTGATAGAGTCACACAGCAAAGCAGTCAAATATGCTTCTGAGATTTTAAGTAGAGGTGGTTATCAGGTTTCTCCGAATGAAATAGAATCTGTTGAGATGAGAGCTAATATTCCAGTGAAGGTTAAGATAAATGGAAAAGAAGTTTCACTGGAAAGTTTACACAATCAGCAAGAAAGAAATCAAATATCAGCTGCTGTGAACACGACAAATGAAATGAAGGGATCAGGATCAAGAACTAGCAGTGGAGTTGGTCCTGCTGGAGTTTCAGAAAGTATAGGCCCATATCAAAGTGCTGTTTCTGGCGAGGTTCCTAGAGCTGGAAGTTCTATAAATGGTAGAGAAATACCAATTACAGTTGAAAAACAAGGGCAAGATAGAGGTAAACCGAAGAAAGAAGTTCTTATGGCTTTGGAACTTCTGAACAGAGGAAAATTAAAATATACACTTAGAGATATAGAAAAAGTAGTCGTAAATGATATTGATGATTATAGACCTATGCCCGTCGCCGCTTTTGTTAGAGATCAAAATGGCAAATTACAAGTTATTAAATTGATGAGATACATGACAGATAGTGAAAAAATTGACTTTGTTTCAGCTGAGGGCCAAAGAATGAACATGGGCCGTAAAAACAAGATAGTAGATAATACTGGCACTGAAACTACTACTGAAAGAAAACCAATTGAACCAGTTGGACCTTATGAAAGTGGTATTTCTGGTGAAGTCTCTAGATCAGGAAGTTCAATCAATGGCAGAGAAATACCAGTTGTGGTTGAGTCTACAAGTCCAACGCAAACAACAGGTCCAACCAATCCGAGATCCAGAGAAGCAGCAAGGAGAAGAGCTCAGTTACAGGCTTCTGCTGAATCGGGAAGACCAATAAGTGATTTTGATAAAGATGGAAACTTGATCCAACCAACTGCTCCTTATAATGCTGCTGTTTCTGGTGAGGTTGCTAGATCAGGGAGTTCTGTGAACGGTAGAGAAGTGCCAGTTGTGGTTGAGTCTACAAGTCCAACGCAAACAACAGGTCCAACCAATCCGAGATCCAGAGAAGCAGCAAGGAGAAGAGCTCAGTTACAGGCTTCTGCTGAATCAGGGAAACCAATAAGTGATTTTGATAAAGATGGAAACTTGATCCAACCAACTGGTCCTTATAATGCTGCTGTTTCTGGTGAGGTTGCTAGAACTGAAAGTTCCATGAGCGGCGGAGAAATACCAGCACAAACTTCCGGCCTAACCAATGCGAGATCTAGAGATGCAGCAAGGAGAAAAGCTCAGTTACAGGCTTCTGCTGAATCAGGAAGACCAATAAGTGATTTTGATAAAGATGGAGAGCCAACTGAACCAAATATTTCTCCAATACCCACTGGAAGAGTTATGTTTGAAATTGCAAATGTCGTGAAAGAGACTAAAAACATGCTTGAGGAAAAAGCAAGAGAGGCTGGAGCTGGAAATGCTGTCATAATGCAGACACAAAATACTAATGTTTCGAATAACAATTCCAATTCTGGTCCTGTAGTGAGACCCATGAGTACCAATGATCAATATTACACCAAGATGAGATTTAGACATCATATATGAAAAACGCCCCTTGAGGGGCGTCTTCCGCACATCACGAACACTTCAATCATTCTTCATCAACGAGTTTCTCAAAGTAACTCATGGCGTCATCGTCCTCGTCGGAGTCAAAGGTCTCCTTCTTGGGCTTCGAGGGGAATGCCTTCTCAAATGAGGATTCAGTCTCCTCCGCCACGGATGCCTTGCCAGCAGCCGAACCACTCAGAACCTGCTTCAACTTGGAAGTAAGATCCTCGTAACTCTTGAACTGACTTGGGTTTGTGAACTCACGCAGCGAATACTGCATTCCCCAAATCTTCTCAAGATCCTTGTCGTTGCCGTCAAGGAATGCTTC